CGCCGCTGAGGTTGAGCTTCTTGTCCAGCTCTACCTTCAGGCCAGCCGGATGCACCGCCTTGCTGTTGAGCGTGCCGGCAGTGGTCTCCGCTGCAGTGGCCAGCTGCACGATGCCCTTGGCAGCTTCCGTGCCATCGGGCGGCGTATTGGCCTTCAGCTGCGCAGGCGTAATGGCCTTCACCACACCAGGGGTGCCTGCAGTTGCCTCAGCGTCCGTCGCAACCTGAATGACGCCCTTGACCGTGGTGCTCGCGTCATCAACGGTCAGCACCACGGCATTTGTGCCGGTGGCGTGCAATGGCGCCGTGGCACTGATCGTGCTCACAGACACCGTGCCGGCGGGGCCAAGCATTGTCCAGGCCGCCCCGTCCCAGGTGACCATCTCGTGCTGTAGTGACGTGCGGCCGGCAATGCCTGTCCACGAACCGCCAACGACACCGCCGGGGTTAAACACCCACACATCACCCGTGGCGGGTGTGGCTGGTGCGGTATCTGTCGCGGCCTTGGTGCCCTTGAAGATCAGCGCACCAGGGATAACGACTTTCGCGGTGCCGTCCGCTGCAACCTGCAGGCCATCGCCAACCTTGATGCCGCCCAGCACTGCTGCCGTAGCGGGCACCAGCTTGGACATGCCATCGAGCTTCACCTTGTCGGCGGCGCTCATTGAACCCGCCACCGTCTGCGTCGCTGCCGTGATGGAAACATCGCGGGTGCCGCCAGTGCCGGTCACCGCAATCGGCACCGTGCCGGTGATGCCTGTAATGCCGGCCACCCTGACCGCTTCCACCTTGTCGTTGGTGGTTTTGAGCTGTGCAGCATCCACCACCAGCCCCGTCGTGCCGGCGGTAACAGCCGCAGCATCCGCCAGCTGCACGATGCCGGTGCGGGATGTTGTGGCAGGTCCGATAACGCCGGTGGTCTGCACCAGATCCCAGTTGGCACCGTCAAACAGCAGCCAGTCGCCAACATCAACGGGCTTGCCGCCAGCTCCAGGGAACGCGGCATTAACAGTGCCGGCGTTCAGGCTGATGTACAGCCCGTCTTTGCGGGGTGCCGCCGGCGGGGCGACAGTTGGGTTGATCGTGCCGGCGTAGGTGATGGCGCCGGCCACATTGGCGCTCAGTGTGCCGTCAGCCGTGATGCTCAGGTTGGTGCCGACCTTGATGCCACCCAACACACCCGTGGTGGCAGGTTTCAAGGAGTAGGCCGAAGCAGTGACGAAATCCTTGAGCTGCTTCAGCTCTGCCGCGGTGATGACACGATCGCTGACGCCATTGGTGACATCGCCAGCCGTCGCTAGCTGCACAGCACCGGGCTTCGTGGTCGTGGCGATCGGCACCTGGGTGTCAACCGGCACCCATGCCGTGCCGTTGTAGATCTTCAGGACAGGCAGCGCCCCGCTGGTATCAGTCCAAACCTCACCCTTTGTTGCCGGAGTTGGCTCTGTAGGACCTGTCCTAAATCCCGAGGCAGCGTTCTTTTTGACCCAGGCGGTTGTCGGGATTCGCAGCGAGTTGTCAGTGTCTGCTGGGACAGCACCAGCTGCCAACGTAGGCGTGCCCTGCAGGACCACCTTGGTTGGGTCAACGGTCTCCGTGGTGTAGCTACCACTGACGTTGCCCAGTGCTTGAGCGAGGAACTCCAGCTCATCAGCCTTGGCAAGACGGAATTGCTCCCGCGTCACTGTCAGGCTGTCCATCGAGGCCGCCTGGCCTGATTGAGGTAAGTTCGCCACGGCTTAGAAGTCCCTTGGGGCAAGTCTAGGTTGATGCCTAGAAACCAACGCAGGTGGCGTCAACCATTCCTTCGACAGGAGTGCCGCTCAAATCAAAGCAAGAGACAGTGAAGCCGTGACGGTCCTTTCCGCTCACTATCGCCGTCTGCGGTACGCCTGGCGCCTGTGTGTCCTGCAGCGTCAGGCTGACTGCCTTCAGCTCCCTGAAGCGACTCTTCAGCTTTAAGCGTTTGCCACCGGCAGGAATCACAACATCGTTGAAGGTTTCAACGACATCGGGATAGTCGAGCACCACATCAATGTCGTGGATCTCGCCCAGCTTCACATCGTCCACGCTGCGGAATACAACCCCCAGCTCATACACGCCTGCATCCACGCGCTCAAATGGTGCAAGCGGGTGGAACTCAGTTGACAGCCCGACGCTCAGCGAGTGGTAGAAATAGTCCGATCCCGGCGACCCATACATCGGGTCACCCAGCGGTGCGTGGTAGAGCAGGTCGCTATCCGCTGCGCCAACCTTGCGGATGAACCACTGGTAGGTGCAGTCGGCCTGCGTGTAGACAATGATGCCGGCGCCGTTTTCAGTCACGCTCAGCGGCATTATGTACACCGACTCACTTGTCGCATCCACCTGCTGCAGGTTGTTGCCCGGTGCGCCCTCGTAAAACTCGTCGTCATGCGGCAGCTGGTACATCGCATCCGACCGTGGGTCGGGGTACATCAAGCCAGTGGAACGGTTGATCCGGTTGGCGTTCGTCAGCTGGCCGGGAAACGCCATGTCCTTCATGTCAAAGCGGACAACGACGTTGGTTGGCAGCACATCGCCCAGATTGACCTTCACAAAGGCCATCTCGTCACTCAGCCAGCCCGTGCGATCACGGCTGCGCACCATGATCACCCACTGCCCCGAGTCAAATAGCACCGTCTCAAACCACTTCTGATCACCTGGGATGCCATCCGAATACATGCTGTAGCCCTTGTCCCAATCAGCCGTGGTGCCAGCCTTGAAGCGGATGTCGTAAGCAACGATGTCCGACACACGCCCGGTGGGCCAGTTTTCGGTAAATGGTGGTGGCACCGGCTGATCCCAGCTAAACCGGCGCCGCAACGGCCGGCTTGGAATCGCTGGTTCGGTCACAACCGCTAGCTCCACCGGCCCAGGTGGTGCCAGCTCACGGCGATCGACGAGATCACGCGCATAGGTCTTGCCGCTCAGTCCGGTGATGGCCGTGGCGAAGCTCACACGCACATCCCAGTTCACCAGCGCATGGAAGGCCACGGAGTAGTAATCGCCGACGTTGAACTGCGAGATGAAGTAGTAGCCGTCCTGATCAGGTGGATTCAGGCCAGAGGCTTCCTTCGTCGTCAAAGGCCGGCTGGGCTTGGCCTCCAGCAGATAGCCGGTCACATAAGGAGGGACGGAAACATTCGTGCGGATAGAGAACAGCTGCCCGCCTGTGCTCTGGTTCAAGTGACTCAGCAGCGCATTAGCGACAGGTGGTGTTGAACCGCTCTGCCCACCAAGGTCTGGCATCGGGAACCAGACCGTGATGTCGTCCACATCCTTCTCAGCCCAGGTGCTCTCTAGCCCCAGGCGGCTGACCGCCAGCACACGCACCTTGAAACGGTTGTCGCTGTTGAGCTGATCCAGGCTGATCTGCTCACGGTTGTCGTACTGCCGCGCCACCTCGCGCCATACGCCGTCGTACAAAACCGTTCCATCAGGGCGCAGCGTGCCGCCTTGCCACTGCAGCCTGTACTCACGGATGGTCAGATCAAAGCCATTCAGCGACTGCGCTGTCTTCGGTGGCAGCCACGACACATCAATCTTGGCCTGGTTGTTGTCCCAGATCACCTGTGCCGTATCAATCGTCGGCGGATCGACCTTGGCCACCTTGAACAGGTAGTCCTCGTTGTCGTTCAGCGGGGTGTTGAAGTCGACCTTGTTGTAGATGTCCTCGCGATAGCGCAATGCAGTAAATGCATAAACGCCACCCTCTTGTTCTTCGACGGTCAGCGTCCTACACAGCTGCGCCTTGCGATCTGGTGTCTGCAGCATCCATGGGAACGTGACCACCGGAGGCAGTGCCGCGGCATTGGCCACGAGCGTCACTACATCGCCGGCCACAGATGCCACCTGCCGATCCACCAAGATCGGCTGCGCTTTGATCGTGGCGCTCTCGATCGTTTGATCCTGGGCGGCCATGTAGCTGAAGGTGGCGCCAGCCCAACCGCCTGTTGGCACAACCGGCGCTGCATCCAACGTGATCTGATCACCGTTGATTGCCTTGATACGCCCGCCGTACCGCTTGCCGGCCTTCATCGGGTCCAGCACGGCGATCACATCGCCAGGCCGCACCGCTGCACCGATCTCATTGGTGCGGAATGACACGGTGTCATCCAGCTTCGCCTCAGACAGCAATGCCCACTGCGCTGCCCGCAGTGCCTGTCCACGACTGGTCACGCCCATCAACCGCAGATCCAGCGGCCTGTAGCCGTATCGCGCTAGCCCCTCCTCATCCGCCACATACTCCACACGGGGCTGATACTCATCCGCCGGGTCATCCCAGCTCACCAGCACAACCGTGTGCCGCGCACGCTTGGCCACACCGGCATAGCTGAAGTTGCCGGTTGAGACCTTCCCGTCCTCGGCAACCTCCTCGATCGTGTTCGACTCGTTGAAGGTGAAGACAGGCTTGAGCGGCCTGTCCTGCACAGCGATCACCGTGCCGCCAGCGGAATACAGCAGCCCGCGGAAGATCGTGCAGAGCTGCTGCAACACCTTCCACGCATCCCCAGCGGTCTGCAGCACCAAGTTGCAGGTGAAGCGCGGTTCCGTACCGCCGCCTGGCTTGGGCACCATCTCATCGCAATACTTCGCAATGCGGTACAGCGTCCACTTGTCGACCTGATCGGCGCTGATGTAGCTGCCCAGCCCATAGCGGTCGTTACGCAACAGGTCGTACAGCACCCACGCCGGGTTATCGCTGAACTGCGTCGTGAAAATCCCGTCCCACACGCCGGTGTAGGTGCGGGTGGATGCGTCGTAGTTGCTGGGGACAGCAAGTCTCATCCCCTTCACTTCGATGCTGACCGCCGGCAGGCTTTGATACCGCTCAGCGTCGATGCCGATACTCAGGATCGAGCTATAGGGATAGTTCAGCCGCTGATCGAGGCTGACCCCCACAGAGCTGAAGTTGAACTGCGTCCGGTAGGTGTTGCTGCCGCTGTTGCGGTCCTGGTCGTCGTCGGTCTTGCGGATGACACGCACGGTCCACGGCGCTTGGCCCTGAAACTGAAACTCGTACTCCTTCTGGAACTGCCCGCTGAACTTGCCCTCCACCGGGCCGTTATAGATCGAACGAGTGACGCCCAGGTTGTCGGTGTACTCGATGCCGATGTCTACGGTTTCGCCGTAGATGTCGCCCTTGTCGGTTGAGCGGAACAGGGCCTGGAAGGTCAGCATCACGCGGCCCAGCCAGGTGCCTGTTGGGTCAGAGACGGAGATCAGCTTCGTGACAGGCGATGCCTTCTTGACCGCTTGATCAACGCCTTCGACATTGCTGACTCGGGTAAAACCCGGAACGCCGGTTTGCTCGCTGCTGGGCCGGCCCCAGCTGAACACCAGATCAGCAGGTTGCGGGCTGACCTTGCCGCCAACACGAATCGGCGTCCTATCGAGATACACCGACCGTTCCAGGCCCTCGATTGAGTTGCCATGCACCGGCCCCTCGATCTCGCCGTCGCTGATCAGAAACTGCAGCTGCGCAAAGCTGGTGGACTTCAGCCCTGGGCTATCGGCTGTGTAGACCGGCTGATACGGCTGCGGGGCTGGTGAGCTGTTGCCCCCACCACCGCCGCCACCGCCGCCGCCTGCACCACGGATTCGCTTGCTGTCAGCCATCAGCTCAGAACCTTGTTGTTGACATAGCCCAGCAAGCCCTGGGTCCCAGTCACAGAGATGTCACGACTGCCGGGCATGTTGCGCAGCTCAAAGCTGATCACCCGTGGAGCTTCCACACGGCGGGTGCCATACACCAGCGGCACCGCTTCACCTTGACCGCCAGTGCCCTGGTTGCGGCTGAAGAGGTTGGATTCGAGGTCTGACTTGTTTGCCGCTTCCACGCCTGATGTGGGCTGAATCGTCGGCGTCGGCGTGAGCAGCGTGGCGACACCGCTCAGCACCAAGCTGCCGCCAAGCAGGCCAACCGCCAACATTGACTGCAATCCGAACACCGCAGCCGGCACAAAAATCGCAATGGCGATCAGTGCAATGCCCAGCAGGATCTGCCAAAACCCACCACCACCATCTCCGCCGCCGGCGCCACGCATGATCGGGGCCAGCACGATCAGATCGCAGCTGGTTTCCATCTGATACCCCTCCTCATCTAGCCCCCGTGCGTCATCGGTCACCACACGCCACGCCACGCCGCGTTCGTGCTGCGCCAACACCCATCCCTGGAACTCAGGGAACAACGCGCACAAGGCTCTTACAGCCTCCGCAGGTGACTTGACCGCTAGTTGAAACTGCCGCCCAAACTTGCGCCCTGCAGCGCCCAACAGCCGTATTGTTTTCAGCTGTTCCATAGGGCTGTAGGCCGTACAACCAGTCTAAGGCGCCTCTCCCACCAGGATCCAAAGCGATCAATTCGGCTCAGCTTGCCCGCTGGGTGATGCAGAAATCGCTGGTGATCCACAAAGACACCAACATGATCCGCGTGGCCGGGGTGGCCTCCAAGGTTCAGCAGCAGGACATCGCCTTCCTGATACTGCCCATCGGTCACCGGCCGGCCATGGCGAATCGCCTGCTCGTCGAAGTGGAAAAACTGCGGCTCATCCCATTCGCCGTAGTGCTGCCGCGGCCATGACGGGCACTGAACGCCCATCTCCTGCAGCTTGTCGCTGATCAGGCTGTAGCAGTCGTACAGCCCAAAGCAAAACGGCCGGCCGACCAGCGGTGCCGGCATTGTGGGATCCACTTGCGTAAAGCTGTCATTTGCCAGGCAATACACCGCCCACGGCAGCGTGTCGGTGCTGATCACCTCCTGGTCAAAGGCACTGAAACCAGGAAGCTCCAGGTGGCTGTGCCAAACGCCTTTGATGCCGATCAGGTCATAGGTGGTGTAATCGCGTGCGCTGATCTCAAACTCCTCTCTGGTGTTTTCTGCGATGTTCACGCACTCCACAACGGAGCCGTCCTCTAAAACAAAGCCGCAGCTCTCTTCCTCGGGGCGCTGCGTACTGAATCGTGCAATCGTCTGACGCTGCTGTTCGCTCAGCCAGTTCATTGCAAAATCAGGCCAGGGAATCCTCCAAACGGTAGATCGCCAGTCGGAAAACGCATCTTGCAGCTGGCCAGGCGCTTACCGCAGACGTCATCTTTCATGTCGCCAACGGGCGCATCCTTGGCATCAGCCACCGGGCCACCCATGTAGTCGCAACCCTCACCGCGATACACCCACGGGCAGGTGGACCTCAGCGCACGCCGCTTGGGCAGCATCACGCCGTCAAGGTCAAACGCCGTGGACAGCTTGAAGGTGACGAACAGCTTGTTCTCTGTGTCCTTCTGCTGGACATCCCAGATCTCGTCGGGCCAGTGGGCGTTGACGTCAGGGGTGCTGCCACTGTCGAGGTACTTGGCAAGGACACGCCGCCGCGTCAACTTTGCGCCTACCAAGTCGTTCCAGGTGTTGACCAAGGTGGTGAACTCCAGGCCGACATTGCTGATCGTCAGCGACGGTGTAGGTGGTACGCCCTCGGTTTGATAGGTAAAGCCATCCGTGTAATACGGAAGCGCCAGGTAGGTTTGACCGCCGTATTGGACAGGCTGGCCGTCAGTCACTCTCCAGTTGCAGAAACGCATGAACCGCTCTGCAGGAGCAATCGTCGGGGCAATCGGCTGCAGGTCCAGCACCATCAGCTCGATGATCGCGTCACCGGCTAGGCCCTGCAGGTCGGCCTCATCCTTGAACGTCCGATCGGTTGCCATCAGCGGTTGTACCTCTTCAGGGTGAAGCTCAGCTGCGCAAGGCCGGCTTCAAACCGCCAGTCCCACTGATACGGATCCAGCACCCACTCCTTTGGCGTTTTGTCATACGGCGCGGTCCAGGTGAAGCTCAGTGAGCCCAGCGCGATGATCTCCTGCTCCAGCTTTTGCAGCTCTTCAATCGGGCCGTAAACCGTTGAGACGTCCCAGGTTTCCATCAGGGTGTTAATCCCATCAGCGCGGCGAGCCATGTAGCCATCGCCGTACTGCTGTTGCAGCGTGCGCACGGCTGTGCGCTTAGTGGCATCCACGCTGACGCAGAGCGTGCCAAGCGTGAAGGAACTGGAGCAGGAGACAGGCATGGTTAGCGGTTCAGGGCGCCACCAGGACGCTTCTCACGGTTAATGATCGCCATGACCGAGGCATTGATCATCCGCCCCATCTCAGCGCCTTGGCTGGAGTCGGTTTTGCTGCTGCCGTCGTTGTTGATGGTGACGTTGACCACGCTATTGACCGCACCACCGCCCAGCTTGTCGTTAGGCACGATGCCGCCGTTTGCGCCGGGGACGAACAGTTCAGGGCCCTTCTCGCCCACCAGATAAGGCGTACCGCCAGCCACGGGGCCTCCAGCAGCACGCTTGCCCAAAGTGCCACTAAGAAAGCTGAAAAAGCCCTTCCCGTCGTTACCGCCCAGCATGTTGAGACCTGCGCTAAACAGCAGGCTGCTGAACTGCTTAAGGGTGTTTGCCAGGGTTTGCTGCCAGTCGTTAGTGCCGCTGATCAACACATCAAACAGCCCGCTGAACTGCTGACCCATTCCGTTGAGCAGCCCGTTGAGCTGATCCTGCTGGAACTTCAACTGTGTCATCGCATCCTGAGCACCCCACAGCTCTTGGTTCGCCTGGCGAAGCTTCTGCAGCTGCTCATCCGTAATCCAAGGATTGTCAGCTTTCAGCTTTGCCAGCTGTTGCTCCAGCTCCAATGACCGCCGCTGCTCATCGGTTTGAGCCTTGGACAAGGCCGTTTGATTCGTGACGCCAAGCATCATCTCGTCAAAGGTCTTCTTACGTTCTTGATCCAGCGTTAGCAGTTGATACTGCGTTTCCAGACGCGCCCTGGTGCCCTGCTCCTCTAAAACGGCAAGCTTGTTGGTTAGCTCGCTTTGGTTGTTGATTGTTGCTTTGGCATCTGCCATCTGCCTGCTGATCTCAAGCAGGCGCTCCTCGCCCTGCAACCGGATGGAGGTTTCTTGGTCACGGGCTAAATCAGCTTGCAAGCGCTTGCCAGTCAAATCCGTAAGTTTCTGCTCGAATTGCAGCTCACGGCTAAGCGATGCAATCTCCTGGCTGCGATCATCTGCTTTCTTAGTGCTGCCACCCTCTTTCTTTTTGCTGCTTCCACCGTCGCCGCCGTTCAGCAACGCACGATTGCTGGCAACCTGCCCAGCCGAATAGGAGTCGATCCGAGGCGCTGCTGCTGGCTTGATGTTGCCGTCCTGCAAGCGCTTAAGCTCACGCCCCGCTGCGATGCTGCCAAGCTCCGCCTGTTTTCGAGCGTCAAATTCTTTGTTTGCTTGCCGATTGAATTGCCACAGCGGACCATACTTGCGCTGCATTGCCTGTTTGGCAGACGTTGAAGCAGACAGCTCATCGGCAATAACGCTCTCGCCCTTGCGCATCTTGTCGATGCGGGCAAAGACGCTGGCAAAATAGTTGGCGACTTTTGTTATCTGATCTAGCAGCCAAGTTAGCGCTGGGCCAAACGCATTAACCAACGCAGCAGCAGCTGTATAAAACGCATCCCGCATGTTGCTCAACTTGGCCTGAATCGTGCCACTTGTATTGCTGAAGGCATCCCTAAACTGGCCAGTCGCTCCGGTCATGTTCTCGATTGCCCTGACGACAAGATCAGACCCGACCTGGCCCTTGCTAATCATGTCGGACAGCTGTTCGCCCGAGACACCAAGCATCCGCTGCAGTTCTTGATTCAGGCCGATACCGCGCTCTTGGAACTGCATCAGCTCTTCGCCCATCAGCCTGCCTTTCGCAAGCACCTGCCCGTAGGCCGTGGCAATGCCGTCAATGTCTTGCCCAGTGCCGGCGGCAATCTTGCCAAGCCGCTCTGTTGTGGTGACAAGTTGATCGGTCTGAACACCAAACGCAGAAAGCTTGGCTGCAGCACCTGTGAGGTCTTTCAGCTCAAACGGCGACTGCTTATTGATCTCCTGCAAACGGCTGAAAACGTTTTCGGCTTTCTCTGCAGAGCCAGTCAGCGTCTCCAGCCGTTTCTTGGTGATTTCAATGTCAGCTGCTGCATTGATTGCAAACCCGCCAAACCGCATCAGGCCATACGCAGCGGCCAGCTTTCCAAAAGCAGAACCCAGCCCGCTGACTTTCTGCTTGGTCCTGTCAATCTCTTGACCAGCCCCTCTGGCGCTGTTCTCGACCCCTTGAAAGGGGTCTGTGCCCTTGAGCTTGCCGAGTTCTCGCTCAAGGCTGGAAAGCCTGCTGAAGACCCGATCCAGCTGCTGCGTCTTGGCAGCGAACTGAAGATCGACCGCGAAGGTGGTTGCCATCAGCCTGCCGAGCCGTATGGCCATCTTAAAGTGGGTACGGCAGCGCGTCTCACCGCCTGCCGCGTGACCACCTCAAGGGGCTGAGATGATGCAAGAAGTATGGCGCTCCGTCGTGGGCTGGGAAAGGCTGTACGAAGTCAGCAGCCTTGGCAAAGTCCGAAGCACTGCCCGCACAGTCTCCCGGCTGTTCAATGGCACCATTGGAGTTCAGGAGTTTCCATCGAGGGTCAGAAAGCTCCACCAGCACGGTCGCTATCTAACCGTCCGGCTGTACGGTCAAGGGCGGAAGCCGCAAACCTATTCAGTCCATACCCTTGTGGCAGAGGCGTTTTTAGGCAGTCGGCCTCAAGGGCATGACATTTGCCATGGGCCCAAAGGCAGCCTTTGCAACGAAGTCTCAAACCTCCGCTACGGCACTAGAGCTGAAAACCTCAAGGATCGAGACCGTGATGGAACACACCAGCGAGGAGAGCAAGGGCCAGGCGCCAAGCTCACCCTGCAGCAGGCCAAGGAAATCAAGCTGCTCAAAGGACTAGAACCAAGTCATTCAGTGGCGGCGAGGTATGGGGTCAGCTTCTCCTCCGTGTGCATGATCTGGAGAGGCGTTACTTGGATTGACGCCTAGCTTTCTCCATCGCCTCTCGTTCGTGGTCATTGCGAAGCTCATAGAACGCAGCCCACAAAATGACCTCTTCAACTGTCATCCGGTCCATAAGCTCGGACAAGGTGTATCCGAGCTTCTCAGCGATCACCAGCTGCAGAACTAAGAAGTTATCTTTTTCGAGGTCTCGCTTGATGGCTTGGGGTCAAGCAGTTCCTCCTCTTCGTCGCCGCCAGAAAGAAGCTGCAGCATTGCTGCTTCCAACTCAGCTGCAGGCCATTCATTCTTGAGGACGGCAAACTGGCCAGGAGCGAACATGGGTGATCCGTCCTTATTCTTCGCCTTCTGGATCAGCAAGTGCAGTGCGAACTCAGACGTGTCTTCTGAATCCTTCTGCAGCGATCTGGCTTTTGCCCGCTCAGCCAGGGTCAAGTAGGTGGCGTAAAACTCGTACTCCTCCCCCTTGAAGTTGACTGTTCGGCGTACAGGTTCTCTGGTGACGGCCTTGATTAGCTCAGAAAGAGGTTTTGCCATGCGTAAGAAAGTGACTCGCTCATAGTTTAGGGCGAGGGGAGGGCCAGCCTCCCCAGCACCAGCTGGGAGTCACCACCAGCCACGCTAAGCCTACCCAGCAAAAAGCCCCCGCTTTTGCAGGGGCTCGTCGTCCTCTCAGCCAGTCTGCTCAGCTAAGAGCAATGTTGAACAGGTGCTTGGGAGGTGCCGACAGGCTGAAGTTGATCGTGGCAACGATCGCATCAGACGTGTTCACCGAGATGGAGAAACCATCCAGCGACACCTCAGCCTCGATGAACGAGGAGAGGGTGTCGTCAAGGATGCCGCCCGCACCTTCCACTGCCTTCACATAGAACTTGACCGTCGCGCCGGCCTGGTTCTTGAGCAGGGAGTTGGCGATCAGACGACCGCTCAGGCTGGTCTGCTCACCACTGAACAGGACATTCATCGTCCCAGAGCCGCTGGCAAAGCCAGGGATGCTGGTGCGGAAGCCTGCGTACTTCTCAGCAGCACCGCCAATGCGGCAGGGCAGGGTGGTGATGTCGATTGACTCCCGAGAGAAGTCAAGCGACCACTCCTGCACCATGCAAACCAGATTGAACTCCTGGTAAGCGATGTTGATGTGGCCGGTGCTGTCCTCCCGCGCTGTGGTCAGCGTGGCGGTGCCGGTAAACGCCGTGGTGGGAGCCACTGCGTCAATCGCAGCGCCGGTGGCGTTACGGCCGCCGGTCAGGGTCACGCCGCCAGCAGCGGTGGTGTAGCCCGTACCGGGAGTGGTGACGGTGATAGCAGAAGCTGCCAAAGCACCACCAGTGGGCACCACAACGGTTGCCCGTCCGGTGGTTGCTGCACCCTGCACCAGACGCACATCGGTGTACGTGCCAGGGGTGTAGCCCACGCCAGCAGTTGCAGCAGCAAGGCTGGCAACGCCGGATCCGGGATTACCGCCCATACCAGCAAGGGTGATGGGCGTACCGCCCTTGGTGGCAGACACCGAGATGGTCGTGGTGGTTTTCTCCACGACGTAATACTTGGTGTTGGCGGTCAGGGCAGGGGCCAGGGTGGCAGAGCCATCGACTGTGAACACCACGGGATCGCCAATCTGAAAGTCGTGATCGCCAGGGACGGTGATCAGCTTCCCAGCCGGAAAGTCAGTGGCATCCTTCAGGCAGTGCTTGACGCCTGCAGGCTTGAACGTGATCAGACCATCGGAACCCGTAAGGGCCGAGGTGTTGCATGAAACAGGCACGGATGTACCTCAGGTAAACGACAGGCGGGGGCGTCTGTCACCAGCGGGGGCTCAGGCTTCCTAAGCCTACGCAACCCGAGCGGTGAAGGCACAACTGAGCTGTGTGACCTGATGCGGTCGCTGGTCAGGCGCCAAGGCGTTCGGGCCCTCAATGTTCCTGGTCTTCAAGTGAACGCTTTGATAGTTCACCCCGCCCCTGTTCACGCTGACCCAACCCTTGATCACCGCCTGCATGATGTCCTCTGCTGGCTTCATGCCCTTGCGCTTTGGGGTGTAGACCAGCACGTTGCAGGTGCCCAAGATCCGCTCAAGCCCTTCGCAGCCGATTGTGTCAAGGACGGTCTCGGGAAAGCTGATGTTGATCCTGGCGTAGGTGCCACTGCTGTCCTGCGGTGGCGTCTCCTGCACGTTGTCGAAACTTTGATCAGCGAAGGGGATGCCGCCAGTAACCAACGCATCGCTAGTCAGCTTTTGCATAGCGCCACGCACATCCTGAAATGTTGCCGGCGGAGGCGTGGTGCCTCCAGCGGTTGGCGCGCCGGTCCCAGTGCCAGTACCGCCGGTGCCGGTCCCAGTACCGCCGGTGCCAGTGCCGGTTCCACCAGTGCCGCCAGTAGCAGGCGGTGGAGGCAGCGGGCCGTCATTTGAAAACGGTGGCTTTGTTCCTGTTGACCATTGCGCCAGGGTTGTCTCACCCGCGTTAATGCGCTGGGTTAGCCGTGTGCTGCCATTGATCAGCGTGAAAACACTGGTGC